AACACGTCTCCATTTTCAACCCTCGGAGCCAATACCTTTAGTTTGTCAAGTAGACTTGTAGCGGCGGCAATATTGTTGATATCGCCCTGCATGACGGCTTCAGTTGGGGTTAAAATCTTGATCAGTCCGTAAATCAATGTTGTGTCACCGATTCCGTTAGGGTTGGCGCTTACAATCTTTTGGAAAGCGGGTTTCATTAACTGATAAACACTGGTATTTTTTAGATAGTCATCGCTAAGTTTCAGGGTTGTATCAGCTATTTCTTTAGGATCAATCAGTCTGCCAGTCGCAAAGCTGTTTGCCTTGGCCGTGTCCAGCCCCGCTTGAGCATTGTAGGAATTGGCCTGCGCCATGTTCTGCGCGATATTGCTTGGCGACTCTGTAGCTTTGGCGGAGGCTTCGGCTGCTTGTCCCTCACGGAGCTTGTTCTCGCTTGGTTGAGAGTTCTGCTTGAGGTAATTTTGAAAAATCTCCGGCGAGGAAAACAGTGCACCAGTTTCAAGCATGGAAACGACAGCAGGGTCTTGGAGGTTTGCCGCTTGTGCTCTAAGTCTGGTCGCAGCATCTGTGTTACCGGCTGCCTCATAGCCAGTTGCTCTGTCTGTTAAAAGCTTTTGCGCAGCTGTGATGTTTCCACTTTTTATTGCGGTAACAGCCTGTAATGCAACCGTCGCACCACCGTCACGCTGATCTTGCTGTTGCTTATTTACTTCGGCTGAAATTATCTTTGCTTTTTCAGGGTCAATAAGAGAATAATACTCAAGCCTTGCATTGGCATCGGTCCCAATCTTTGGCTGTAGCTGGGCTAATCGATCTCTGATTCCAAGTTGGTAATCGTAGTTCTTTTTTGCTATGTCTTGATTTTGAGTATTGGCATCATATGCTTGCTGGTTCATGCGCATGTCTTGGCCAGCCCTCATTGCATTGAGAAACGACGTAGTGGCAATTGATGGGTCAACGGCAGTGGTCGCAAAGTTGTACTGCTGCATTATTTTTTAGCTCCTGCCGCGTATCCAAGTATGCTAGCTGCTCCGCCGAAAAGACTATTTGCATAATTTGCCCAAGCGTTGGCAGATGCTATATCTCCTGCCGCTCCAGCGTTTCCAATGTCATTGTATGCCCCACCCATTTGTGTTGCGTAGTTTGAGTTGTTATTCGTGGTGTTTGTCAGAAAATTGCCGTTTGCTCCAGACTGTCCATTGACTAGACCTCCATAAAGAGAGCCGTAGTTGCCACTTAAATTGGCCAGCGTCGATCCGTTAGCATTGTACATGCCAGACATATCAGAACCGTATGAGTTGGCCAAACCTGCAAGTGTGGAACCATTGGCGTTGGCCATGCCGGCCATGTTTTGGCCCATGTTAGATGCTGCACCTTGCCCTAAGCTAGAAAGACTACCCAACTGGCTGAACTGCTGGTTCCACAAACTGTTAAGTAGCCCTGGTGAAAACTGAGCTAAAGCCCCAGCTGTGTTGCCTCCCCGAACTCCCCCCGTAGCGGCGGCATTTTGGAGCAAAGCATCTTGGCCTTGCGCATTTAGGCCTTTAAACAAAGAAGAGTTTTGCAACGCATCAAGTGCTGACTGCTGAGAGCCATTGCCATTTAGCCCTAGCATACCTTGTTGGGAATTGAGTGCGTTGGCGCCGGCATTCAGGTATGGGGAGAAAATAGCTCGCTGTTCAGCTTGTGCGTTGCCATAATTGGCATTTTGAGCGGTTTGTGCATTTGCATAGTTTGTACCAAGTGCACCAAGTCCGTTATTGAAGTTGGTCCCCTGCGCTGATACAGCGTTGTCGTAGTTAGTTTTCGCACTGCCAAAGGCGTCTTTATACAGTGAGTCTGACGCCGCTTGTGCATTTGTTATGGCGGTGTTGTTGCTGTTGTAGCCTGCTGTATACGCAGGCATGACGTAATCCCTGATATTGTTTTGCGTGTTTGACGCGGCAGTTTTGGCCGTGTTTGCCGAATTGTTCGCCGCAAATGCACCACCAATTGCTGCAGCAGCCGTTGATACTGCAGCGATTCCAAGCCAACCAGTAGCTGTTATTCCAAAACTCATAGCGAAGCCTCCAGTTTGCGTTTCTCAAGCATTTCAAGCAGGTTGGCCGGCGGCTCAATCGTGTAGTGTTCCCAGATTTCTTCAGGCTCACGAAGTTCTTGGGGGTTCGCATGAAACGTGGTAACCACGCAATTTGACACAGCAATTACAACCCGTTTTTCGCCTGGTTGTGTGATTGCCATGAATCCGGCGTTTACTTCAGTCGCTGGGCTACCGGAAGAAACCAGCAATCGTCCTTCCCTTAGTACAAAGAATGACTCGTCTTTATGGATGGCACCTGTAACCAAAGCGCCAGCTGGTATATGAAGCGTTCGGGCGTAGACTCCCGAACAAAACTCATGCTCGGTAACCATGGGCAGTTGAGGTAACTGGGCGTTAATCCGTTCAAGCTCAAATACAGCCAGTTTTTCATCGGTCAACAAACTCACATCGGACACACACCCCTCCCGAATGCGAGCGCCGGAACTCTTTTACACGGCCTGTAAACTTATTTTACCCGATCACGCAGACACAGACTTGAGTACCGTAAACCTGAACACCGGCTGTTCTGTTGTGGTGCCACCAGTTGTCGCAAAGCTAATTTGAAACGAACCAGCAGAGACCTTAGTCACCATCAAAATGTACTTGTCAGTGCCTGAAACTTGGTTGAGCACAATAGTATCGGTTACCGCTACTGTTGAGTTGGTCACATTGAAGCTTTGATATGCCGTGGACCCGGCTGCCGACACCATAGTTACGGCGCCTGTAACCTTGTTCAGCGTGACCCCTGTGGTCCGACTGGTGACCTGTGTCACGGTACCGCCCGCGCCTGTGGCGTATCCGATCCCCGAGGTCCCGCTCGAGGTCAGAGCACCTGTGACAGCCAGAGACGTTCCCGTAACAGCACCAATGTCGGTGCTGTACGCTTGGTTAAAAAGATCTTCTAGTCTGCGGGCAATGTTCTGGTCTCCCTGGCATATCTCCACCAGCTTGATGCGGTTAATCTGTACCATCAGTTTGCCAGAGCCTCCATGGTAGCTTCCAACCTAGCAATCGAGATGAAAGCATCTGAGTCGCCACGAAAGCGCTGGGTTCGCCAGTTGCGCATCCAGCCTTGCCTAAACCACACCAGATTCTTGGCACGCTCACCATTTTTCCCCGCGCTGATGTAACGCTCCGGACTCCACGAAATGCCATCAATTGAAAAAGAGGTGCTGATCTTTGGGTTGGTCCCAACAGCCACACGACCGGTCAATGCGTGAAGTTCCATCTGGTGAAATATCACCGACCTAGACTCGGCGTAGACAATCTGTGTAGAGAACTCCCACCGTACCTTTTCGCCCCACTGCGACGAAAGCTGGTCGCTCATGGTGCCAATCTTGGTAGAGGCGATGTCTCCCACGTTCCAAGTGTTGTAGCACCACACCAGGTTCTGAGCCTTGTAAGCAGCAAACTCGCTTTTGGAGCTGGTCAGGTAAAACCAAACCGGAAACCCGCCGGCCATAGATGCCTCAAAGTCATAAACTGCTGTCCTATCAGGCAGGTGCACCCACAACTGTCGGTTTCCTTTTTCGTTACGGCACTCGACCAAGATGTTTGACAACTGTGAATCGGTAAGAGCTCTCAACAAGATGTCAATTTCGCGGGTGCTGATCTTGGCCACCTGAGATGCTAGCGCCATGTAAACACCTGGTGCCTCACCTCGACCAGAACCCACGTAGGCCAGCTGATCTGCAAAGATGCACACGGCATGGGTGCCCACGGCTCCCTTGGTAACAACAGCTCCGGGGACCACAGAGAACGGAAACAGAGAACCACCGGTATCCTGCAGCACTTGAATGGTATATCGGTTAACGGCGTGGATTTCGGCCCTGTAGCGCTTGATGGCAACTATGGGGTCTGGGTCCACGTCGGTGGTCCCATACTTCAGCGGGTTCACCGTCATTGGGTCTGCCAGATTTGTAACTACAAGGTACTGGCCATCTGT